GTTCGAGTACGTATGCGAGAGGGTTTTGCCCCTTGCGTTACGACCAATTACCTCCCAATGAGCCGTCCACACATACTCAAATGGCTGGTTGGGTGTGGCTGACTGCACAAGTATCCCCATGCAGGGGTGCTGTCCAGTCAGAGGCTGAGGCGCAGCAGCAAAATCAAAATCTGCTGGATGTCTTGGTGTATAGGTGATGGTAACCCAGTCAGTGTTAAAGTCGATACCTTGAAAGTACTGATCGAAAGAGGTAATGTCATTGGCAGTAAAGCCAGTGACGTCTCCCAGATCAGGCTCAAGGAATGGGAAGCAAACGCCTCCCTGATTGAGCTTTGTACCGACAAAACGGACCTTCAAACCCGCTGATACAAGCCTTACTTGAACGCCAGTTGCAGAGAAGTCTGCGGCGGCGTAAGGTGAGTTCTGCAGTATACTCGAGGCTCCAACGCTACTCCATGCAGGCAATGACGAACCTGTAAATGCTACATCAGTAGCAGCAAGACAGGTTGTGTCATTCGAGGCAGTCATATAGGCTGTCACGCCACCATACGAGGTGGTGCCTGAGGTGTGGCCGAGCCCTGATACATACGTGCAGAGCTTCCGCGAAGGTATGCTTGGCATCTTCGGGATACAGGGGTTGAGTGAGAAGTCGAATGGATTGACAAGTGATGTGGCATATTCTAAGCCACAGCGTTCGTCATCACCCATCGATCTTGCACGTCCGTTCGCCTTGTTTCGCCGACTTGGCCGACGATTGCTGCGGGGTGCTTCACCACCGAGTGACATCAAATGTTGTTTCCAACGTCTCTCCTTTTCTTGTTTTGGCAGGCCCTTCAATGAGGGTCTTTGAAAGAACTTTGCTTTGGTAATGTTTGGCATAATTTCAGGTGCACCAGTATGCGCTGGGACTGTTCAACTCCTTAACGGAAACCGAACCGTCACCCGTGCAGTCTCTTGGCTTTCCGACTCCCATCGTTAGGGAAATCTTAGCTTGGACACTTTTACTGGGACACACTGAATGTGCTTCAACAAACCAATTTGGGTGATGAATAAGAAGTCACCTTTATGACCTTGCCCGTGACAAAACGTAAGTCGTTCGGGACTTTCTTGGTCAAGCAAAAATTCTTCGGACTACCGCCGGGCGCAAATATCTTTGCCTGGTCGAAGTCCTTCTTGGAAGGGTAGGAGAACTTGTTCTCCACCTCATTGTCTGCCAATATAGGACCAAATGGGGATTGGTGATTCACAGTTGGAATTTTCACAGGGAGAATAATATTGTCCTGTGGCGAATCCAATGAATCTACCAAAACCCGCTGTTCCTGCCCTCCTGAGCTGGATAAGATTACCTCATATGTGCCATCATACAATCGCACGCAATTAGCTCGACCGCGCTTGTGGAGCATATGGCTTCTTCCTTTTACACCTGTGAGTGTCCTGCCCTCATTACGGTAGACATACTCACAGTACCGTTGAAGTCTCCTTTGCCCATCCGTGACTCGAAAGTCACAAGGGATGGAGCAGTTGAGACCTCCAGCTGTGTAAGGAAGGCCAAG